TGGGTTTCTGCAAATACTAAAGCTTTTGCGAAAGTCGAATGGAATGTTTATTCTGGTAAACAAGATCCACGATGTATCAGTGGCAAGAGTGATAATTATTTAGCCGAAAGTGCTCCTTATTATTACTGTTATAAAAACCAAAGGAAAGCACATTATTGGAAAAATGCTTATGAAGCATATAAGCAGAAATACATTAATACCAACGGTATGACTGCAGATGAAATTGGTTTGATTATAACTTGGCTCGAAAGAGACGGTTATTTACCATATCCTACCGATCAATCTAGATGCGATGGACACACTGAGGAAGAAGAGATGGAACAAGAATTCGCCTATTTACCATTCCCTCAGGAAATTAAAAATATTTTTAAGAAACAAGTGAGAACTCAAGGACGAACCATGAGTGGTTTGAAGTTTTGGACTCTTGCGAAAAGACAATCAGGTGTAATCAATACAAGCGATGGTACTACCGATTGTTGCATGGCTATTATTGCGGGTTTCTGTGAAGATCAAGGCATCGACGATGAAAAGGTTCTTGGACAGGGTGACGATGTTCATCCTTATTTCTTACCCCATCACAATATCAATAAGGGAGATCTTGAGGCGTGGTGTTTCCGCCTAGGTAAGAAAATTAAAATTGACTTGTGTGGAGACTATGACTTGTTACAATACTTATCAGCCAGAGCATGGAATGTGGGTTCACAGAGATGCTTGGGTTACAAAATTGGTAGAGTTCTTGGCAAGACTTTTGTCTCAACAGATTCCAACATGCGACCAGATCAACTTAATGATTACGTTCGAGAAATTGCAATGGGTATGAAATATTACAACTGGCTACCAGTTTTGGGTAAATTCAACAAATTGATTCTCGAAAGAGTTGACACTGAGAGACGGTACCGTCGTGCAAACAAAGGTTTCGATCACTGGACACCATTGCGTATCAATTTTGAAATTGATCATGATGTCATCAACGCTCAATTTTATAAAATTTATGGTTTTGATCCAATCGTTTTGGAACAACAACTAGAAACTTTCGACTTTAAGGTAGGCCAAGCTTTGACCTCAGACCTTTTATCGCATATGTGCAAAGTCGATGGGGTTTCTTATTAAAAACCAGTACTAAGTCTTCGGAATGACATTGAAAAGCAACGAGACAACAGGTGTCGATAATACCCTG